GTTTTGCATTTCAATACCTTTAATCTCTAAATGACCCATTACTATTTCTGCCTGTGCTGAATCTAACATTTGCATGGAGTGTTCTCTATTGTCATCACAAATCCAAGGTACAAATAGAATAGGTGTTCCATCAAACTCTACTACTTGTGATTTAGTATAGGTCCATGGTTCGTTTCTTTTATCAAAGGTTGTATATAAATTTTCTATAGCATTAACATCATTAGTATTCTTAAAGTAAGTATCGTGGTTACCTATTATAATGTGTGTATCAATTTGTTCTTCGTAAAGTCTATCAAAAAATTGCTTTCTAAAAATAGAAGCAGTTTGAAAGTTAATAAACTTTCTTCTATCAACAACATCTCCTAGGTGTACTAAAGTTTTAATGTTATGTTCTTTTAAGTATGGGAAAAAGATTTCATTATAAAACTTAAGCTGATAATTTCTAAACGCTTCGCTGTCATTACGGACACCAAAGTGTGTATCGTTCAATAATGCAATTTTCATTATACGTCTAAAACACTTTTATAGGTTCTTTTTTTTCTTTTCTTAACTTTTATTTCTGACATTTTAGGTTGTTCTTCAGTTGATGGTTTGTTCTTTCTTAAAAATTCTAAAAATTGATTCTTATAATCGTTGTTTGTATCACCAGGCATTACAGCAAATTCATCTATACCTGCTTGTTCTATCATTTTATACTTAATGTTGGATTGTTTTTTCTCCTTTTGTATTCTTCTAATAAAAGCGTAATAAATGATTTGTGTAAAATAAGCAAATGGATTATTTGACTTGTCTGGATTAAAGTTTTTAAGATATTGTAAACAGTTCTCTATACCATCAGAAATCATATCATCTCTAAAAGTATAATTAATAAAATTAGGCCTGTAAGATAAGTGATTCGCAATCTTCAAAAAACATTCTCCAATATAGTTTGTAACTGGTGGAGATTTTCGGTTTCTTTTTTCTGCTTTATTACACTTATCCTTATACTCAATCATCGCCTGTAGGAACTTTTTGTTATCTACATAATGTTCAGATTTTTTCTTTGTTTTTAATTTTGTATTCATTATTATATAATACTATAAGTTGGTTCATTTGTCAATGGTTTACGGTTAAAATAACCAGTTTGAAATGGCTCTTAATGCAAGTAAAAGATACATCAATTCCATTAGTGTTCTAGGTATGTCTTTATCTTTAATACCCATATGTATCCATATCATACAGGATACACTCGCAATCGCCCATCCGACCCATTGAGTTGAAGGATTTGCGTCTGAAAGTACGTAAGCGCCTAGTATGGCCAGTAAGAATCCCAACCATCTTGTACCATCTAATCTCTTGTAAAATCTAATTTTCATGGCCGCTTGACATATTCTCAATCCGTTGTTATAATACCCTTGTGGGTTGTTACCGAGAACACCTAGCTAACTAGATTTAAAACTAGTGTATTTTCTTTGATGGCATATTCAAAATCTCAGCAACGTCTTTTATGTTGTCTTTATCTAATTCATCATAATTGGAAGCGGCGTCATTTAACTCCTCTTCCGACATCTCTCTTTGTATAAATCCTGGTAATTGTTGTTTTGCGTGTTTTAGTGAGTGTGAAAGATCACTATATCTTTTTGTGAATTGTGGTGTAGCATTGCATATAGTTATGATTTTATCAACGGGAATGGTTACAGTTTTATCATCTGTAAATCCAACCCATTTAACTAAAGCAATATAGTCAGATATACCGTGTTCAGTTATACGAGGAACGTATTTTATTAGCATAGGTTCCTGTAGTCTTAATAGTTTAGAGTTTTCAGGTAGTTGGTTTTTATGTAAAGGGAATTTACAACAGATTTCCTCTCCAGAAACCAGTCTGATTATCTTAACAGTCTTGTCATCAATACGGTTAATCATATAACTATTTATCTTTTTTATCCAAGGAAACGCTATGTATCTCATAGTTAAATCCTTCTCTATTATACAACTCAACTCGCTCTTGGAAGTGTGTTAAAGTAAAGTTTTTCTTATCTTTATAAGTCAAATCATCTGATATATCATATAACGTAGCATTAGACTTATTGTCTTTTAACCTTAATCCTCTTCCTATACTTTGCAATATTCTTATAGGGCTCTTACTAGGGCTACTAAAAACAATGTTGTGTAAATTACGAATATTGATACCAGTGCTGAACGTCCCGAAAGAAGCGATAATAATTGCGTTGTCAGACTTTTCTGTGATTGCTCTAATTTTTTCTCTATCATTTGTTTCTGTTCCACCATAAACGAAAAACACCTTTCGCTTAGGGTCTGCTTTCTCTTTAATAAATTGATGTAATTGATCTCCGTGCTTTTCAACTAGTTGGAACAAACATAAAGTATTTCCATTCAGTGCCAAGGCAAGATTTCGTATGTATTTATTACGTGCCTTATTTTGAACCAAATACTCCAATTCTTCAAAGTACTTAACACCGTAAACACTCTTTGATTCACTTTCTGGATACTTTAAATTTAAACAGACAATTTTTAAATTTGAGAGTTGTTTTCTATCTATTAATTCTTTTGTTGATACAACCTTACTAACCATACCAAATAGGCCTTGTAATACTAACTTATGTGTTCTACTATCATCTAAAGTGCCTGTCAAACCTATTCTATATTTACAATCAACAAGTTTGGTCATAATCTTTGTCAATGATACTGCTTTAAATAAATGTGCCTCATCACCTAGTACAGCCCCATAGTCTTTAAAAAATTGTTTTGGAAGTTTATATAATGATTGCCAAGTTGATATAACAACTCGTTTGTTTTCATCTATTTCATAACCGTGATATTTTCTACTAACATTTTTCTCTACATTAAACCCATAGTCTTTGAAGTCTTTATATAATTGTTCCACCAATGAGGTTGTAGGAACAACAATTAAAATATTATTATCAATGACATTAAGGTAGTGTCTTACCAACATATAAATGATTAATGATTTTCCTGAGGCAGTAGGCGATAATATTATGCCTCTATCATATTCCAAGGCAAATTTAAAACCTTCAATTTGATAGTCCCTCGGCGTGATAGATAGTTCATAAGAGTCTATTAAATCGTTTATAGCGGCGGCTGTGTGTGTTTTAAATGTTAAAATATCACTAGATTCAATGATATGTACATTTTTCTCTTTACACCAATGTTTTAAGTAAGGGTACAATCCAACGTATAATTGACCTGTAGCATACGAATATAATCTAATTTTTCCATCCCAAACTCTATTACGAAATTGGGGTGTAAACTTAAAACCAGGGACCTCAAATGAAAAATAATCAGACAATTCTCTACGGATGCTAGCGTCAGCATCAATCCGAATGTAAACATCATTGACCTTGTCAACTATAATGTTTTGCATTTTTTAGATAACGCCAGAAGTGAATTTACGCCACTCAATTGCGTTCTTTATTTGAAAGGAACGATTCGCAATTAATCTGATTGTCTTATCCAAATAGTTAACAGTACTCTCAATATAAGTTACCTTTTGTTCTAACTTAATTAAGTCTTTATCTGATTTTAGATATTTGTCAACGTCTGGTTTTAAAATTTTAAGATTAAAAGGATTTTCTTTATAGACTTGTGGGTCTGCTTTACCTGTGTAATATTCCCACTTATCTCTAATCATTATATCTCTATCTTGTTCTGCTTTTTTTAAGAGATTAATATATTGATTGTGAAATTTTGAATACTTGTTATGTAGTTGAGGTGTCTTTAATGATTCCAAATCTAGTTCAGTATCATTTAATTTTAGGTCTTTTTCTGCTAATTCCTGCAATTCATCAAATGTCATAATAACTCCATTATATCAGATTAGGACTAAAAAGTCAATAATCTATGATGTCGTTTCCACAGTTCTACCAGCACCAACATTAGCAAATTCATAAATTTTATATTGAAATGTTGCTGTAGCAGTTAAATAATCAACGTCTGTGGCCTGCTGATTATAGTCTAATCCAGATAGTGATATTGGATATATATCTCTAAATCTGACTTCTATATTGGCATTGTTTTTACTTGTCAATATAAAAAGTGTAGAATCAGAATACAAACCACCATCATCTGGAGTTTGTTTAGATACAACACCGTGTTCTTTTGAATAATTTTCACTTGTTGTTGTTGGGTATCTATCTGTCCCAGCACCTTGCAATGTTCTATATTGAGAGTAATCTTTTGGAAAACCTAAACCTGTCATCCATCCGTGTATCTCTCTATAGTTTTCTAAATTTTCATCTACCAAAAAACTAATACCTAAAGTATCATAAACTACTTTATCTCCAGGCATAGGTATATCTTTCAAAGGTGTAGGTAGTTCAGTTGAACCCATTGTAAGACCTGGTATATTAGCTGCTGTGCAAAAATACTCAACTTTAGGTAGTTTGACTATACTAAATCTAAATTGCGTTGGACTTGCATAGTCCATTTTAGTCGGTTGTCTATCTACAGCTTTTAGTGTTGTCATAATAATAACCCTATTACTAAACCTATTAATATTCCTTCACACCAAAATGCCCACCTATGTGAACCTTTTGCTGTATGTTTTTTTATAAATTCTTTTGTCCAATCATTCATACTACTATTTATATAAGTTATTATATATCATTTTTTAAATATGTAGTACATTCTTCTATTTCTACTATTACCACTCTCTATTTCTTTACCAAATTGTTGTCTTAATTTTGTTAAAATTCTAGCAGTATGTCCTAGTATAGGAACCCTATCTAATAAGTGAGTTTCATAAACCAGAATACCATTAGGTTTTACTAAATTATAATATTCTTTAGCAACCTGGTGTTCGTTTAAATCATCTCTTCCCCAAATTAATTTTGTTACAGCAAACGAAAATACTACATCATAAGTATCATTTGATTCTGATATAAAATCTTTGAAGCCTTTTGCAACCCACGTCATATTTTCACTTAATATAGGTGCCTCTACGTCAGGCTCTACTAGTGTTA